CAAGTCACACCTACCATCTTCGGCCCTGAAGACTTCGTTCCTCGTAAGGGAGTGATGACTCGTTATGCCAAGAAAATGGTTCGTTCCGATATGTACGGCCTCGTTATCATTCGTGGTATGCTTGGTGAGTCTGGTGCATCCTAATCTATAATTGATTAGAGTGTCAAAAAAGATGCCCCCTTCCTTCTAGGTTGGGGGTTTTCTTTTTCTATTAACTATTTACTATGAATTGGGCAGGAGCCCACACATTTTATTGATATTTTAAGGAGATTTATATTATGTCAAAATCAGGAAGATACTCTGCGGATAGAAAGAAGATCGAAGCGCTTACTGCTAGTAAAACAGTAGCGGTTTCTGACTGTGGAACAATTTTTACTGCTGACTCAAGTGGTGGGGCTATAACAGTTACTTTGCCCTCTGCTGCCAGTGCTGGAAGAGGTTGGTGGTGTAAAGTTATTCGTGTCAATGGACATGTTAATGACGTAACAATTGGTGTAAACAGTGACCAATGTTATGGTATAGAAGCCTCAGGTAGTTCAGTTGAAATCAACGGTACGGCGGATATTGTTCTAGCTGGAGCCGTAACTGGTATTCAAGTGGAAATGATATCAGATGGCACCAACTGGCTTGTTCTAGCTCATGGCCGCTCTGCAGCCGATGTTACTTAACAGAGGTGACTAATGGGAAAACGTAACAAGCGAGCAAGAACACTTCTTAAGAAGGCGACTATGTTGGGAGAGGAAATCTCTCCTGAGGTTGCTCGTCGGCACGGGATAACAAACTTGCTTCCGCAAAAAACAAACTCAGAAAAAATTGAAGAATTAAAAACAACTCAACCTACGACAGTTGTAGAAACACCCACCACAATCGAGGAACCTGCTTTCATGACAGAAGCACCCAAGATTATCGTTGAAGAACCGGTGGTTGTAGCGAAGGTTGAGACAAAAAAGAAAACTACAACGAAAAAACGAACCCCTCGCAAGAAAACAACTACGAGGGCAAGGAAAACAAATACAAATACAAAGTCTAAATCAATCTCCTCTGAAAAATAAAATGCGTGTGTAATGCTTTTACCTCCGACGGTTCTTCCTCGGAGGTTTTCCTTTTGTATTAACTAATTACAAATAGCGGAGGATCCTTAATGTCATTTCCATCTTTAACACCATCATCTACAGCCAGTGCGATAACCCTGACCTCAACCGGATCAACGAGCCAGGTTACATCTTCGCTGGCCATTGGATACTATACAAGTAGTGCTGCCTTTAAAGCAGGCGCCGCTGCTCAAGTAGCCTATACATATAAAAGGCTTGGTGGCGATGTCTTGGACATTGAAATCACAGCAGGCAACGTCTATAATCATTATGAAGAAGCGGTATTAGAATATTCTTATATTGTAAACTTGCATCAAGCAAGGAACGCTATTGGTTCTTCTCTCGGAGGCACCACGGGTTCTTTCAATCACAAAGGTGAGGAACTAACTGGTACTGATACGGCTCTTAAATACCCCAAATTTAAGTTTGACTACGCTTTTAGAGTTGCTGATAGGTTTTCCTCGGAGGCAACTGTCGGAGGCACTGAGCCTATATATTCGGCCTCCTTTGCTAGGGTAGCAGATAAGCAAGATTATGATTTGCAACAAATAGTAGAAACAGACGCAGCAACTACTGGTAAGCCATATTCTGGTATGGTTGGCAATAAAAGAGTTAAGATTCGACAAGTTTATTATATGTCTCCTCGACAAATGTGGAGATTCTATGGATATTATGGGGGCTTAAACGTTACTGGTGATATGCATAACTACGGTCAATACTCTGATGATTCAACTTTTCAAGTAATCCCAGCATGGCAAAACAAGCTCCAAGCGATTTCTTACGAGGATCACTTGTATACTAGAACATCACATTATAGTTATGAGATAAACGATAACAAACTTAGATTATACCCCACCCCCGATTCAGTTTCACCTGAAACGTTCTGGTTTAGATTTTCTATAGAAGATAACAACGCTTTTGCAACTGGTTCATACGATTCGGGGCTCCTTGGCGTCAACAACATGAACACGTTGCCTTTTGAAAACATCCCGTTTGAGAATATTAATTCAATGGGACAGCAGTGGATTCGCAGATTTTCTCTAGCGTTATCGAAAGAGACTTTAGGACAAGTTCGTGGGAAATTTGGTGGTAGTATTCCAATCCCGGGAGACAATGTTACTTTAAATGCGTCTGATTTGTTATCTCAAGCTGCCACGGAGCAATCTGCACTAAGGGAAGAATTAAACAAACAACTAGATGAGATGTTATATTCTAAAATAGCAGAGGTAGATAAGGCAATGGTTGATAATACCGATGCCATTGTTGGCAAAACGCCAATGAAAATATTTGTAGGATAACACAATGTCTAATTGGGAAAGACCAACAAAAGCACCACCACCGCTGTTCTTGGGAGAGAAAGAGAGAAACCTAGTAAAGCAGGTTAACGATGAAATCATCGAAAGAGTCATCGGGCAGCAAGTATTGTACTTCGCTATTGATACAGAAACAACAAATTTCCACCCTCTTTATGGCGAAGCCATGGAAAAGAACTTCCTACACCCCATAAGAGTGTATGCTCTTATCGAGTATGGCGGCATTGAAACACAATTTATGGACAGCGTAGGTATAGACAAAAAAACCACTCTTGTTGCAAAATTTCACAAAAGAAGATTGACTGAAGATCAAAATGTTTTCGTCCGAGAAGGGGATTTTGTAAGATACGGCGATATTTACTATGAAATCGTTAAACTTAACGAGCCCAAGCAACTGTTTGGACAAATTGAGTCAAAATTTGAGATAATAGCCGATTGTATAAGAGCAAGGGATGGAGTTTTCAATGCCGAATAAAGAAGTTACATTACAACCTTCTACTATAGAAACAATTGACCAAGCCTTATTCGGCTTGGTTGATAAGGATTTCGACCTCCATACAAAAACCAACTCTGGTTTCAAAAAGGTACCAGTCCTGTGGGTATTCCCCGAGAGGTCTTTTAATGTCAAGAACAAGGAAATAAGAGACAGCGTTGGAAAACTAAAACTGCCGCTTATAACCGTTGAGAGAACGTCTTTTGAAAAAGATCCAACATTCAAGGGTGGATACCAAGCAAATCTCTTCGAAAATACATCAGGTCCTCGAGGATATAGAAAACACCAGAGGCTAGTAAAGAAAGAAATTGCGCAAACCGCAACTAGAAAACAAGCCTCTGCTTATTCAAACGATAAATTCAAACAACATCATTATCCAAGCAACAATAAGAAAATTGTATATGAAGAAACTTATATGCCAATCCCGGTATGGGTTTCTGCCACATATACAATCACCTTGAGAACCGAATATCAACAACAAATGAACGACCTAATGACTCCTTTCGCAACAAGAACAGGGAACATTAACTCAATGTTGGCAAAACACGATGGCCACCAGTATGAGGTGTTTATTCAGCCAGATTTCTCTCAAACCAATAACCTTGCTAACTTAGGTGAGGATGAGAGGGCTTTTTTAACCAAAATCACCGTAAAAGTCCTAGGATATCTCTTGGGCGATGGGGTCAATGACGAAGCCCCTAAGATTATTACAAAAGAAACAATCGTGGAAGTTAAATTGGTTCGTGAAAGAACCATCGTTGGAGACGAAAAACCTTGGGAGTCCGATAATGACAATTATAGAGACTTTTAATGATTTTGAGGTTTCCGGTAACTATTTATTAAGAATTATATATTATAAGGAGAGTTAGTCAATGGCTAAGAAATTTGATTTTTTATCACCCGGTATTGAAATGAGGGAAATAGACCAGAGTTTTATCCCCTCTGAGAGAGATGCTGAAGGTCCGATTATTATAGGAAGAACCCGCAAGGGTCCGGCTAACAAGCCCGTTAAAATTAGAAATTTAGATGATTTCGTTTCTGTGTTTGGAGCACCCGTTCCGGGCGGCACTGGACAACAAGGAGATATCTGGAGAGAAGGGAACACAATTGGCCCAACTTATGCTGCTTATGCTGCGCAAGCTTGGCTGGCTTCAGAAGAGTCCCCGATCACTATGGTTCGTCTTGCCGGAGAACAACATACCAGTGCTACAACCGGTCTTGCTGGTTGGCAGGTTAACTCCAAAGATATTGGCACAACAGGGAACAATGCTACGGCATATGGTCTTTTCATGTGCGATTCAACAGATGCCGCGCATCTGACTTATTCAACACTTACCGGCGGAGGTGGAGTGGCCGATGCTGACACTGTTACGATTAACGATGGTACCACAACAATTGAATTTGAATTCAACACTTCGGGAGGCGCTCTGGCCGGTAGCGGGACGGAAGTTGTAATCTCTGATCCTCAAACTGCGGCAGGTGATATGGCTGCATTGGCTGCAAAGATTGAAGCCTCTGGGCTTGATGTGGCGGTTTCATACAATGCTGGTAGTGCCGTTATTTCTATAGCCAAATTGACAACCGGCGACCAAACCAGTGGCCTAGTATCTTCCACAGGAGCTATCGTTGCCAGTAGCACCACGTTGACTGGGGCTGGGACAGCACCGTCACCGGGTTCTCTTGCTGCTGTATTTTACTGTGTTACTGGAGCATTGGCTCTAAACGGTAAAGGTGTTGGC